AGCAAACAAGCGCTGCTACATCTGCAACTAATCCGCTATACAGCACTACTGTTTTGGTCAATAACACCACAGACATTAACGGCGCTGTGGCAGATATTGCTACACAGAGCATTACATTTACCTGTAATTCACCAATCGTAATTACAACAAGCTGAGAATAAAGAAAAGGGGCTAACACAATGGCAAAACTCAAAATAACAAGGGCAGACGGCAGCGTATCGGAGCATCCGATAACGCCACGTATTGAGTATGCCTTTGAGTTATATGCAAAAAAAGGTTTTCACAAAGCCTTTAGAGATGATGAAAAACAGAGCGATGTGTATTGGCTAGCCTGGGAGTGTTTACGCACAAGCGGGCAAACCGTACCGATGTTTGGGGCAGAGTTTTTAGAGACCTTAGCTAAGGTTGAGGTGTTGGACGATGACCCTTCGCAATAGTGGGGCGCGGTAGTTTTGGTTACCTGGTTGCACAGCTAGCCGTTGAGACGGGAATCGCGCCCCAGTATTTACTCGACCTTGATACACAGATGTTTAAGAATATATTAAAAGTTCTTAACGATAAAGCTAAGGAGCAGCAAAATGCCCAACGTAGAAATAAGAGGTAACAACGATCTACGTAAAGCATTACGCCGTTTTGCACCTGACTTAGAAAAAGAGTTACGCCTAGAATTGCGCGCCGCTTTAATGCCTGTAGTGATTCAGGCCCGTGGTTTTGCACCGTCTAATTCACCTATGAGTGGCTGGGCGGCACGGTCATTTAGTGAGGCTAGATTCCCATTTTATGAGCAAAGCACTATTACTAAAGGTATTGGGTTAAGTACTGGCCCAAGTAAGCCTAACAAAAATGGCTTTAGTGCTATGGCTACTATTTATAACGCCTCACAAGCTGGAGCGATTTACGAAACTGCAGGGCGCAAAAACCCAACAGGTCAGCCGTGGGTTGGGCCTAAGGCTGGCGGGGCTAGTAAAAAATATAGCCGATCTAGTAACCCTAAAGCTGGCGCGCAGTTCATTACTAATTTACCGCCGCTTGTATTTAGTAGGGAAGGCGTAGGCCGTATGCTTTACCGCGCTTGGGCAGCTAATCAAGGTGTAGCTCTAGGCGCTGCTATGAAAGCAATTAGCAATACTAAGATTAAGTTTTACGATAGAGCCAATACCTCAGCGCTTAAAAAGGCTGCATAATGGTACAAAAATCAGGCGTTAATGTTCATATTGGTAGCGAGTTCGATGCTAAAGGATTTAAGCAAGCTCAGAGTGCCCTGGCTAAATTAAGTGGCTCAGCTAAAAAGTTAGCAGGGGCCGTTGGCCTTGCATACGGTGCTAAGGCGCTTGTGGCTTATGGCAAGGCATCTATGAAAGCTGCAGCTGACGATCAAAAGGCACAAAAGATATTAGCCCAAAACCTTAAAAACGTAGGTTTAGCTTATGCCTCAGTAGATGCTGAGAGTTTTATAAAATCAATGGAAACCCAAACGGCTATCCTTGATGATCAATTAAGGCCTGCCTATAGTCAATTAGCGCAAGTAACTGGCTCAGCTAGTAAAGCTCAGGAGCTAATGACTTTAGCTTTCGATGTCTCTAGTGGCAGCGGTTTGGATTATGCCAGTACTGTAGATATTTTAAGCCAGGCTTATGTGGGTAACACAAAAGGCTTAAAGCAACTTAATTTAGGGCTTACACAGGCTGAGTTAAAAACTATGGATTTTGCTCAGATACAAACCAAACTACGCCAAAACTTTGCTGGCGCAGGTGGCGTAGCCCTTGACTCTTATGCAGGATCAATGGCACGGCTGGGTGTTGCTACATCTAATGCTAGTGAAACTATTGGCACAGCTCTATTAGATGCCATTATCAAGATAAGCGGCAGTAACGGCGTTGACGGCCTTATTAGCAAAATAGATACGCTAGCCTCAGCCTTTGCATCTGTTGTAACTCAGGTAGGTAATGCCGTAGCAGCCCTTACGGGCACAGCTGCACAAAAGGCTTTTAGCCCTGGCTATTACGTAAGTGGTGGCAAAGCGGGTGGTAAGACAGTAGGCCCAACAGGTGCGGGCAATATGGCCCTGAGTGTATTAAGCCAAGATACTCAAAAGTCAGATTTAGCAGCTAAAAAGAAAGCTGAAAATGACGCTATTAGACGTAATAAAGAATTAGCCGCTTTAGCTAAGTCACAGGCAAAAAGCGCAGCGGATACATTAAAAGCTAAAAAAGAGCAAGCCGCTTTAGATAAGGCAACGGCTGCAGCTCAATTAGCTTTAGGTAAAGGCACCGATGTTTTTGATATGGAGAAAATCCAACTTAACGCAGCTCTAATCGGCCAGGCTGAGGCGTTGGGTAAAGCGACAACTGGGGCACAGGTTTTAGCTATTGCCAATGATGTGCAGCGCTTAAAAGTAAAACAAGATATTTTAACTTTAGAGGATGCAATAGCCTCAAAAGATGTTAAGCGTATTGAGGATGCTACTAAGCAACTTAATGAGGACTTAAAGATATTAGGTACCTTGCAGAGCCAAAACTTTACCTTGCTAAGTATTGCTACAATCTTAAACAGCTTAAAACCTAAATCACTTATAGATCAAGAAAACTTAGATATAGCCCTAGCCAAGATTAAAGCTATGTTGGATTTACTCGCTGGCGGTAATGGCAAAGTTACTGCTACAACTCCAAGCGGCCCAAGTAGCGGCGGGCCTAGTAGCGGCAATCCGCTATTCCCTAATCAGCCAAAGCTTGAAAAGTTAACAGGTAAAGAGTCTATAGATGCAATTATTGAGGTAACCGATTCTGTAGCAGTATTAGCCGATATAATGGCTCAAATACAAGAGGAACAAAATTACAAAGACTATATATCTCTTGTAGCCTTCCAAAAGAAACTAGGAGACTTAGGCGGCTATAGCGCTAATATGAATACAGGGCGTGGCTATGGGGCAGGCAACGTAACTGTAACTGTAGTGGATAAGACCAGCGGCCTTATAGAGGTAGTACAAAATGCCGTACAAGAAAATAACAGGTTTGGTAATAACCTTAATTTTGCTGGGGCATTATGACAGTACCAATAATTAACGCTGTTATTAACTTTAGTACTGGGCCTAGCTTTGCTCAGGCGATGATTTTAGACAGCGGCATATTAGGCACCAATATCCTGGCCGATGCAGCTAGCGTTATTGTGGACGTATCAAACGTAGTAGATAGTATTGAGACAAAGCGCGGGCGTAACCCTCAGGCTGACCAATTCCAAACGGGTAGCCTTACTATGCGTATCGTTGACCAAAACGGTGATTTTAACCCACAAAACCCAGCCAGCCCGTATTACAATTTATTAACGCCTATGCGTAAAGTGCAGATTACTGCTACATACGGGGCAACTACTTACCCTATTTTTGCTGGCTTTATTACTAGCTATACAACTACTACACCTAAAAATGCTAATGACGTGGTTTACACGGTTCTAACCGCCGTGGACGCTTTTAGGCTTGCACAAAATGCACAGATCAGTACCGTAGCGGGCACCTCAGCAGGGCAACTTAGCGGTGCAAGAATTAACGCCTTGTTAGATGCTATTAACTGGCCAGCAACGATGCGTGATGTGGATACGGGCCTCACCACTATGCAGGCAGACCCTGAAGGCACAGCCCGCACAAGCCTTGCAGCTATGCAAACGGTAGAGACTAGCGAGTATGGCGCCCTATATGTGGATGCCGCTGGCTCGTTTGTTTTTCAAGATCGCGCAGTTACCGCTGGCAGTAGTGGCCGTACACCTGTAGTTTTCAACGATAACGGCTCAGGTATTGGTTACTTTAATGCGGTATGGCGCCTTGACGATACGCTAGTTTATAACTCAGCCAGTATCACCCGTACAGGTGGCACAGCCCAGGTAGCCATAAACCAAGCCAGCATAGATAAGTACTTTGTGCATAGTTACAACCAACAAAACCTGCTAATGCAAACCGATGCTGTGGCCCTGGACTATGCACAAGCATACGTAGCATCTAGGGCTGAAACCTCTATACGATGCGATGCTATTCAGCTAGACCTTTATACAGATAGTTACACAGCTGGCACCGTTGCAGCGCTAGGCCTTGACTACTTTGATCCTGTAACTATTACAACTAACCAACCTGGGGGTTCAACCCTTACTAAGACTTTGCAGGTGTTTGGCGTGGCTCAAAGCATTACGCCTAACAGCTGGAAAACAACACTTACCACTTTAGAGCCAATTATTGACGGCTTTATATTAGACTCAGCAATATACGGCTTGCTTGACAGCGGCGTATTAAGTTATTAAGGAGCAATAAAATGGCAGCTGGACTAGGTTTTAAGACCTTTACTACTGGCGAGGTACTTACGGCAGCTGACACTAACGGCTACCTAATGCAAGGCGTGTTGGTGTTTGCCTCATCCGCGGCACGATCTGCAGCTGTGACCTCACCACAAGAGGGGCAATACTCATACCTTAAAGATACAAACAGTACTGAATATTATGACGGTAGCGCCTGGGTGGCAGCGCCCGTAGGTGATATAACAGCCGTGACTACAGCCGTAACCTCAGGCCTTACAGGCGGTGCTAGCAGCGGTGACGTAGCCCTATCTCTATTGCTTAATTTCAATGCTCAAACTGGTACTACTTATACCCTGGCATCTACTGACCTTAACAAGTTAGTAACTACATCTAATGCCTCAGCTGTAACTGTGACCGTGCCACCTAGCGTATTTAGTGCAGGGCAACAGATTAACGTGCAAAGCATAGGCGTAGGTCTTACCTCTTTTGCGCAAGGTTCCGGTGTAACGATTACCTCAACAGGTGCAGTATCTACAGCCCCAGTACTACGCGCTCGTTATTCAGCTGCCACAGTTATATGCACAGGTAGCAATACGTTTACTATTGTGGGCGACCTGAGCTAATGGCCCCAATTTTAGGCATTTTAGCAAGTGCCAATTATCCGAGAGTAACTAGCTCTTATGAGTCTATTGCTACAACTACAATTGGAAGTGGTGGAGCATCTACCATTACCTTTAGCAGCATCCCTAGTACATATACGCATTTACAAGTGCGCTATTTAGCCCGCACAAATAGAGCAGATGTTCAAGATTTAATCCGCTTTAGATTTAATTCTGATAGTGGTACAAATTACGCCTATCACTGGTTGCGCGGTGACGGTGCTACTGCCGATGCAAGCAACGCATCTTCAACTGCTTCTCCGTGGACGGCTATTATTGCTGGCGGTAATGCTTCTGCAAGCCAATTCGGAGCAGGTGTCAGTGATGTACTTGATTATAAAAATACTAATAAATACAAAACAACACGAACATTAAGCGGTGTTGATACTAACAGTGCAGATGGACGTATTATGTTTTTAAGTAATCTATGGATGAATACCGCTGCTATTACATCTATTGAAATTGCACCTAATTATGGAACTTCTTTTAATCAATACTCATCCTTTGCCCTATACGGAATTAAGGGAGCATAACAATGGCTGCTGGATCTACATACACTCCCTTAGCAACACAGACTCTAAGCTCTGCTGCTGCAACTGTTACATTTTCTAGCATTTCAGCGGCTTACACAGATTTAGTATTGGTATTTGCTGGTACAACTGTTACGACTGCTAATAATTTATCTTTGCAATTTAATGGCGATACTGCTAGTAACTATTCAATGACCCGTATAAGAGGAAATGGCACTACCGCAAGTTCAGCTCGTTTCACAAGTCAAATTTTAATGCTTGGGCCTAACATTGATATTACATCTACAACAATTTCTCCTGTTATTTGGCAAATACAAAACTATTCCAATACGACTACATATAAAACTGCTTTGGCAAGAGGTGGTGGTTCTGATTCAGAAACGGCGGCGATTGTTGGATTGTGGAGAAATACTGCCGCAATTAATCAAGTGGTTGTTCTTGTCAATGGAAGCCAAAATATAGCCTCTGGCTCAACCTTTACACTCTATGGAATCGCGGCTGCATAATGCCTAATACATATACTTTAATTGCATCTAATACTTTATCTTCAAGTGCTGGATCAGTTACTTTTAGCTCTATCGCATCTACTTATACGGATTTACTCGTAAAAGTTAGCTCACGCACAGACAACACAGATACTCCTATTTACATTTATTTTAATTCTGACACGACTAATGCTAATTATTCCGTGCGCAGAGTTTTGGGTAGTGGCTCTGCTGCATCATCAGGTTCATTTTCAGCCCCTTATGTAATTTATGCCGATGTCTCCACTTATACTGCTAGTACTTTTGGTAATGCTGAGGTTTATATTCCCAATTATTTAGGCTCTAGCAATAAATCAATGTCCATTGATTCTGTCAATGAAAATAATGCAACAGGAGCAGAGGCGGTTTTAACGGCAGGCCTTTGGTCAAATACCGCTGCAATTACATCTATTAAGTTTCAACCATTAACGGGTAATTTTGCTACTTACTCAACCTTTTACCTCTACGGCATCAAGAACTCATAAGGAGAAATATGACTACAGCAATCGAAATCAACTGCGAGACAGGCGAAGTAATCGAGCGTGAACTAACTGCCGATGAATTGGCACAGCGTGAGGCCGATGCTCAAGCTGCCGAGGCAGAAAAGGCAGCCAACGACAAAGCCGCAGCTGACAAAGCTGCAGCGCGCCAGGCCGTCTATGCAAAGCTCGGACTAAGTGCCGATGAAATCGCAGCCCTTGCAGACTAGCTACAACGGTTGGCCAGCATCTAAGGATCAGGCCGAGATAGGCATTAAGGCCTACGCAGTAGAGGGCACAAGCCTTAAACTGCGTTGCGCCGAGACGGTAGCGCCGTTGCTGATTAACTTTGCTAAAGAGTTTAACGAGCTAATAGAGCCGCTAGAGGGCGGGGCGCTAGATGACTGGGGCTACTGCTACCGTATGGTGCGAGGCACTACCGACAAAATTAGTAACCACAGTAGCGGCACAGCTATAGATCTCAATGCCTCAAAACACCCGCTAGGTCAGTTAGGTACTTTTGATGCTGCAAAGGTGCCAATGCTTAGAGCGCTGGCTCATAAGTACGGCCTGACCTGGGGCGGGGATTACAAAAGCCGTAAAGATGAGATGCACTTTGAGATAGCACTAAGCCCTGAAAAGGTCAGGGCGTTAATTACAAAGTTAGGATTAGAAAATGCCAACTAGCGCACAGGTAAGCGTAGGCGCAACTGCCACAGTATTAGTAGCTGCAACAGGCTTTGACCAAACCGTATGGCTGCATAACTCAGGCGGCGGTGTGGTTTATATTGGAGCTGCAAACGTCTCAACTACAAACGGTTATAAGCTAGATAATGGCGATAAAATGGAGTTACCAGTAGGCGATAATGAGGGCCTTTACGGCGTTACCACATCAGGCACTAACACGGTGTGCGTACTCAAACAAATCAACTAAGGGCACTAAGGAGCAATAATGAATAAAAAAGCGATAACAGCTGCCCTGTACTCTTATGGCCGTGCAGCTTTAGCAAGCGTAGCCGCGCTTTATATGTCAGGTATTACTGACCCTAAAGTATTGGCTAACGCCCTTGTAGCAAGCCTTATAGCCCCTATTCTCAAAGGCATTGACCCTAAGGAAAAACAGTTTGGCTTAGGCGCTAAGTAATGAATCAGGCCCAGTCATATGTAGCTTTGCTATTGGGGATAGCAACGCTGAGTGGCTTTATGGCTGGGCTTGTTAGACACCTTGTTAAGTACTACCTGGCTGAGTTAAAGCCTGACGGTAACGGGGGCCATAATTTAAGGGGGCGCGTAGATCGTATAGAGCAGCGCGTTGACAAGATTTACGAGATGCTCTTGGAGGACAGGTTAGCCAAGTAGGGCGTGTCGCGTTGCCTTTTGTCGGTGGGTGGGTTCATACTTTAACCACACGCTGAGAGGGCTACTCAGGTAGTAGCTTTATCGGCCTTAACAAAGGGCGAAAGATGAACAGTTTAGATTTAATGGTAGTAGGTATGCTGTGTTTGTTTGTTGGTTTATTTATTTATGCAGCTTACGAGATTGGCTACAAAGTAGGCCTGGGTGAAGGTTACCTACGTGGCCGTAATATTGCTAAGGCGCTACGTGAACACGAGGCCTCTAAATGAGTAATTTTCTTGAAGGATACGAGGACGTTAACGCCAGGATTATTAGGGCGCGGGCCGAGTACCCAACTTTGCGTTTAGTGGCATATATTGAGGATATAGACATAACAAAAGGTTATATTCTTGTTAAAGGTGAAGCCTACAAAAACTACGAGGATGAAAAGCCAAGCGCTGTTGATTATGCCTTTGAGATGCGTTCAGATCGTGGTGTAAACCTCCATTTTTGGGTAGAAAATGCGATTACCAGCTGCTACGGGCGCGTTATAGGCCTATTAACACCAGGCGGTATTGCCAGGAGTACAAAGCAAGATATGGAAAAGGTAGAGGCGTTAAGCGCTAAAGATGTAGCGCCAGTAAGTGATGATCTGTGGGCTACTACACCCGTAGCACAAACCATAGAGGCAGTTAAAAATGAGCTAGGCGGTGTTTACCTACAAGGCAAACCTGAGTGCATCCACGGGGCACGGGTATGGCGAGAGGGTGTAAGTGCCAAGACCAACAAAAAATGGGGCAATTACAGCTGTATCGAAAAGAGCAAGGCAACACAATGTGAGCCAGTTTGGTATATGCAGACCTCAACAGGTTGGGCGCCACAAGTATGAGCGATCAATACGAGCTAATAAACCTGCAGGCGATGACAGGCAAACTCTTTATAGACGGTGAGCTAGCAGCTGAGTACAAGGTTGAACAATGCGACAAATGCGCTATGGTCACGCAGTTAGATCAGTTTGGCTATCAAAAGAGCGACCCTAAAGAAAATATCATATGGTTTTGCAAAGGTTGCCGATGATAGAAAACGAGCAAGAGCTGTTTAATTACATCAAAGGTTGGTATTTGAGCGATTTAGAAAAGAGCAAAGACCAATACGACAGCCACGACTGCACCAGTACAATTTATAGGCTACATATAGAGCTAAAGTGCAGGCATACGCATTACGATGAGCTAATCCTGGAGCGCGATAAATACGAGGCGCTGACACAAGAGGCCGAGCGCCTGGGCTTTACGCCGTTTTATGTCAATGCCACACCTAAGGGCATCTACGCCTTTAATCTTAAGAAAACTAAAGTTACGTGGACGGTTAAAAAACTGCCTGCCAAGACAGAGTTTGATAGCGAGGGCCAGGTTGATAAGACCGTGGCCCTTTTGCCTGTTGCCGAGGCGGTGCAGCTATGAGTGAGTCAATACGTTTTGAGTGCCGCAGTTGTAAGAAAATCACAGCGCAGATAGAGCGCATAGTTACAGATAACCTGCCTGAAAACGTTAAGGTTTTACAATGCACAGTATGTAGCAAAATGAGTGTTTGCTTGTTGGTTACTTATGCCGATGTATGAATATGAGTGCGTAGCTTGTAATATTCGTTGCGAATTTGAGCGATCCATACACGATGTAAACGTACCTATGTGCTGTGGCTTTGCTATGCGCCAAGTGTACGGGTCAATCGGTGCCATATTCAGGGGCACAGGTTGGGGCAAGGATGCTAAATAGTTATCCACAGGAGTTATCCACAGGGGCTAATAACTGTGGAAACACGCCCAACACTACGCTCAAAGTTGCGCGGTGTTTGACACTACCGCTAGCATCACAACTCGCTGGCGAGCCGCTGAGGCGGATAGCTCGCGGGCGATGTTTGGTGCTTTTGGGCGTGCTTTGTTTAATTGGGATTACGCCAGCAAAAGCTTACGATCCAAACGTAGAGAGCTATAAGTTATATGCTCATATGAAGTTATCTAATGATAAGCAATATAGATGCTTAGTTATATTGTGGCGTAGTGAGAGCCAATGGAACCCTAAGGCAAAGAATCATAAGAGCAGCGCATACGGCATACCTCAGCTATTAAAGATGACAGAGACCAATCCATATAAGCAGATAGACTTAGGCATTAAATATATTATTAAACGTTATGTTAATCCTTGTGCAGCTTTAGATCATCATAAGAAAGTAGGGCATTACTAAGTGAAGGCTAAAGACCCTAGAGATAACAGGCGCTATAAGGCTAGGCGCTTACAGGTGCTAAACGCCGGCGGCTGGGTGTGTTATTACTGTGGCCAAGAGGCTAGCCAGGTTGACCACGTAATTCCTATAGCTAGTGGTGGTGACCCTATGAGTCTAGACAACCTTGTGCCTGCCTGTAAGCGATGCAATCTTAGTAAGGGTAAGAAGTCACAGGGGCTTTTTTTAGCCACAGCGGACACCCCCCCTGTCTTTCTCGACTATATCTCCCCGATGCAGTCCGAACCGATGCTGGACAGTCCGTTTAAGACCCGACCCAGTCCAGACCAATGACAACTAAGCCCAGAAAGTCCAAAGCCCTACGAGGGGCAACCAAGCCAAGGCTTCACAGTCCACTTCTCAAGGGCGAAAACAAGCTGCAAGATGTCAAAGACCTATGTGACATCGTAAAGATGCCCTTGATGCCATGGCAGGAGTTTGTCCTCAAGGACATGCTCACTGTGGACAAGAAAGGCATGTGGATTCGTAAAACAAACCTCATTCTCGTAGCTAGACAGAACGGAAAGACGCATCTGGCGCGTATGTTGATTTTGGCTCACTTGATTAAGTGGAATACCAATGTCCTAATTATGAGCTCTAACAGAAGCATGGCTTTAGACACCTTCCGACAAGTAACTCACCTACTGGAGACCAATGACCACCTTAAAGGATTCGTCAAACAGATCAGACACGCCAACGGCACTGAGTCAATTGAGATGCTCTCTGGAGCAAGGCTCGATGTTGTTGCAGCAACTAGAGACGGCTCTCGCGGTCGATCAGTCAATGGATTGCTCTACATCGATGAAGTCCGAGAGATCACAGAAGATGGATTTAGAGCTGCTACTCCTACAACTAGAGCTCACCCAAACTCTCAGACGCTTCTTACCTCTAATGCAGGAGACGCTTTCAGCACTGTACTCAACGACCTACGAGAAAGAGCCATCGACTACCCGCCCAAGTCTTTTGGATTCTATGAATACTCAGCTCCTCAATACTGCAAGATAACCGATCGCGATGCATGGGCTCTGGCTAACCCCTCTTTGGGATACACCATCACAGAAGAAGCGATTGAAGAAGCGATTGCTACTTCGCCGATTGAAAACACGCGCACAGAGACTCTTTGCCAATGGATCGATTCGTTAAGCAGTCCTTGGCCTCATGGAATCTTAGAAGATACCAGCGATTCAGAGCTTGAAATGTCCGTTGGGGCTTATACTGTATTCGGTTTCGATGTCAGTCCTTCACGCAGGAACGGATCATTGGTCGCAGGACAACTTCTTCCAGATGGAAGGATTGGCATCGGGATTCTAGAGACCTACAGCTCGCAAGTTGCCATCGATGAGTTAAAGATGGCAGCTTCTATCAAGGCTTGGTGCGACATCTATAAGCCAAGGCTTGTTACCTTTGACAAGTACGCAACCCAGACAATTGCAGACCGCTTAGCCAATGCTGGAGTTATGGTCGAGGATGTTTCAGGGCAGCAGTTCTACAAAGCCTGTGGAGATCTCTTAGAAGGCTTGGTCAATCATCGAGTCGTTCACAATGGGATGGAAGAATTGATCCAGCAGATGAATAACTGTGCAGCCAAGGTCAATGATTCAGCTTGGCGCATTATCAAGAGAAAGAGTGCTGGAGATATCTCAGCTCCTATTGGTCTGGCAATGGTCGTAAGCAAGTTAATGCTTCCAGTGGCTAAGCCACAAATATATGCCTAGACACACCTTGATTGGTATGTCAAATACTTGACATGTGCTACCATTTATGTCTATGGGTCGCATATTGCAAACATTCGGGCTAGAACCTAAGCCACAATTACAAGCTCAGTCCGCACCTCAGGTGCTTGGCGAGTATTCACCTTATGCGATGCCTTTCCAATATGCATTTATTGGTAGAGAAGAAGCTCTCAGTGTTCCAGCATTGATGCGTTGTCGCAATTTACTCTGTGGAACTATTGGAGCAATTCCTTTAGAGCTTTACAAGAAATCCACTAATGAAGAACTTGGCTCACCAGCATGGTTAGAGCAACCTTCATATTCACAGCCACGATCAGTGACAATTGCTTTCACTGTTGAATCGTTGCTCCTATATTCGCAAGCCTTCTGGAAAGTGGTTGAAGTTTATTCTGAGGACGGACGCCCTTCTCGCTTTGAGTGGATCGCTAACAATCGCGTAACTGCAACTCTAGATAGCACTAACACTTTTGTTAAATCTTACGCAGTTGATGGAATGACTTTACCGATGGATGGTTTAGGAAGTTTAGTAACTTTCCAATCTTTGCTTCCTGGTATTCTCAGTACTGGAGTCCAAACAATTCGCGCTGCTATTGATGTTCAGAAAGCAGCATCGATTGCAGCTGCTACTCCAATGACAACTGGTTTCATTCAGAACTCAGGTGCTGATCTTCCACCGGCAGAAGTTCAAGGATTATTAGCGGCTTGGAAGAAAGCCCGCATGAATAACTCTACTGCTTACCTTACAAGCACTTTAGATTATAAGACTGTTGGATTCTCACCTAAAGACATGATGTACAACGAGGCAATCCAGAATCTTGCAACTGAAATTGCCCGCTTGTGCAATGTTCCAGCAATCTATGTCTCAGCAGATCAGAACTCAAGTTACACATATCAGAATGTAAATGATGAGCGCAAGCAATTCTTAACGCTATCTCTACAGCCTTTCATTACAGCAATCGAAGATCGCCTATCAATGGATGACATTACTGCTCGCGGTAATGTTGTTAAGTTCGATATCGATAAGAACTTCTTGCGTACTGACCCACTGCAAGAGCTTGCAGTAATTGAAAAACTCCTAGCCCTAAATCTTGTTACTCAGGAACAGGCTATGGAAATGACAGATCTAACACCTAACGGAAGCAATGGTCTAGAATGAACCAAGTAATTACCTTCTCAGCTGATCTAACAGCAGATTCAGCAAGTCGCACAATCTCAGGCAAGATCGTGCCTCTTAATGTTGAAGCAGGATCTACAAATATGGGCAAGGTAATCTTTGCCTCTGGATCTATTGAGATTCCAGATCCTAAGTCAATCAAGTTGCTTAATCAGCATGACATCAAGAAGCCTCTCGGACGCGGAGTAACTTTCAGCGAGTCAGAAGATGCGATTCACGCAGTATTCTCTATTAGTCGCTCACAGCGCGGTACAGAAGCTCTTATCCTTGCAGAAGAAGGATTGCAAAGCGGTCTGTCAATCGGTGCAGAAGTCCTCAAGTCAAAGATCAAGGACGGCATTACATATGTTTCTGCTGCTCGCTTGGTCGAAGTAAGTTTAGTAACCGAGCCAGCATTTAAATCTGCTCAGGTTACTGATATTGCAGCAGAAGAATCTGCTGTAGAAGAACCAACCCAACCAACAGAAAGCGAGACAGCCATCGTGGAAGAAACCACTTCAGCAGTCGAAGCAACACCAGTTGAAGCACCAGCGGTCGAAGCTGCTCGCCCAACTGTATCAGCAGCATACTTTACAAAGCCACGCATTGAAATCACTGCAGCTAAGTATGCAGAGAACACAATCCGCGCAGCACTAGGCGATGAGTCAGCTCGTCAATACCTACGCGCAGCGGATGACACTTCGGACAATAGCGGTTTGGTGCCCACCCGCCAGCTCCAAGAAATCATCAACCCATTGGGTACAACAATCCGTCCATCAATCGAAGCAATCTCACGCGGAGTGCTTCCAGATGCAGGTATGACATTCGAGATCCCAAAGATCACAGCAATGCCAACAGTTGCAATCACAGCAGAAAACGCAGCATTCTCAGACACAGACCAGAACTCATCATTCTTGTCAGTAGATGTTAAGAAGTATGCAGGACAGCAGACATTCTCTGTTGAATTGCTAGATCGTACATCTCCAGCATTCTTTGATGAGCTAGTCCGCAACATGGGAGCAGCTTACGCAAAGGCTACAGATGCAGCAGTTAACGCAGCACTTATCGCAGGTGCAACAGCAGACGGAACAACCACAACAACATACCCAACAGCTTCAGAGTTGCTAGGAATTGTTGCTCGCGGTTCAGCTTCTGTTTACAACGCAACACTAGGCTTGCCTAACCCATTCGCTCGCAACATGATCGTTAACACATCACAGTGGTCAAACATCATGACACTCAACGACAATGGACGCCCAATTTACACAGCAACAAACCCAATGAACGCTGGCGGATCAGTTGTTCCTACAGCTCTACAGGGTAATGTCGCTGGTCTCAACCTCTATGTAACACCAAACACAGCTTCAGGTACAGACACAGACGGATCAATCGTCATTGTTAACCCAGATGCTTACACATGGTATGAGTCACCTAACTACCGCTTGCGCGCAGAATCAACTGCAGCAGGTTCAATCACAATCGGTTACTACGGCTTTGGCGCAATCGCGACTAAGGTCGGAGCAGGTGCATTCAAGAACAACAAGGCGTAAGCCCATTTAAGTCGCTCTGAGGGGTAGTAGCCCTCTACCCCTCAGAGTCTTTAGAAAGGATTGCACATGGCACTTACAACAGTCGCAGAACTCCGCGCAACACTCGGAGTCGGTACTTTGTATCCAGACGCAACCCTTCAAGAAGTCTGTGATAGTACGGATGTAGTCCTTCTGCCTATGCTTTGGCAGAACGAGCTTTACAATACCCATCAAAGTCTCACAAATAATGTGGCAACTCTTTATTTCAATGAAAGTATTTCTAAATACTTCTATGTTGGTCAGAGCATAACGATCACAAAGAATGGAAGCCCTTATAACGGCACAAAGACAATCACTGCAATTGGTGTTAATTCGCTTTCTTATGCTGCAACTGGAGCAGATCAAAGCATTCATGCAGTACAACCTTTTGGCACTGTGTCAGGTTCAGCAACTGATTATTCAACTGATACAGCAGTCCAGCAAGCAGCTTTAATGATATCTGTTGAGATCTGGCAAGCGCGTACAGCCACCCTTTCAGGCAGTAACGCTGTCGATTTCCAGCCAAGCCCTTACCGAATGAGCGCACAGCTTCTCGCTAAGGTGCGAGGATTGATCGCACACGCGCTAAGCCCTAATTCGATGGTGGGATAATGCCTGTTGCCATCACTACTCTTAGAACTACATTAGCAACCGCACTAGTCGATAACGCTAAGTGGCAGACTTTTGCCTTTCCACCAAGCACAGTCCTTGCTAACTCTGTAATCGTGTCTCCAGATGATCCTTATCTGACACCAAGCAACAACCAACACATCACGATTAGCCCAATGGCTAACTTCAAGATCATCATGACAGTGCCACTTTTTGACAATGAGGGCAACCTTAACGGCATCGAGGACACAGTCTGTGGCGTGTTCGCAAAGCTCGCTGCATCATCTTTGACCTATAATGTAAGCGCAATAAGCGCACCAAGTATTCTCAACGCTGCATCGGGAGACCTTCTCAGCTGCGAGATGTCCGTATCAATCCTAACGAGTTGGAGCTAAACATGTCCGAGTGGGAACAAGAAAACGCTGACTTCCTGAAGAAAATCGGGCAAGTAAGCACACCAGCACCAAAGCCAGCATCTACTAAGAAAGACGAGGAATAATCTCATGGCTGTATTTCTAAATAACAAAGTCGGTGTGAAGATTAACTCCGTTGATCTTTCAGACCATGTCACAGCAGTAACAATCAACCGCGTATTCGATGAGCTAGAAGTAACCGCAATGGGTGACTCATCACATAAGTTCGTTAAGGGTCTAGAGTCATCAACAGTGACAATTGACTTCCTCAATGACACAGCATCTGCAAATGTATTGGCAACACTACAAGCAGCCTGGGGTACAACTGTTACAGCAGTATTCCTACAGGAAAAGGGAACAGCAGTATCTGCTACTAACCCTCTTTACACTGTCTCACTACTAGTGAACAACACAACAGACATCAATGGTGCTGTTGGTGACATTGGCACACAGTCAATCACATTTACTGCTAACTCAACTGTTGCAGTAACAACAACAGGCACATTCTAAAAAACTAAACAAAGGGGCAAACCATGGCAAGACTAAAGATAGTTCGACAAGATGGAAGTGTACTAGAAGGCGAGATCACTCCAGCAGTGGAGTATGCCTTCGAGCAGTACGCTAAAAAGGGCTTCCATAAGGCGTTCCGCGATGAAGAAAAGCAAAGCGATGTCTACTGGTTAGCATGGGAAGTAACACGCAGGTCAGGTGAGTCTGTTAAGCCTTTCGGGATGGACTTCATCGAAACCCTTAAATCGGTTTCGGTTGAGGATTCAGACCCTTTAGCTTAAAGCGCGATCTTCCATTCACCTATCTAATCGCTCGCTTGAGCATTAGATTGGGGATTGCGCCACAGCAGTTATTAGATCTAGACAAGATCATGCTCGATGCATTAGTGCAAGGGCTTAAAGATGAAGCAAAAGAGGTGAGCGATGCGAGTAAAAGTAGAAGGCGTTAAGCAAACTCGCAAGGCTATTCGCCAGTTCGCTCCAGATCTAAATAAAGAATTGAACAAAGAACTTAGAATCGCACTAGCTCCTATTGCTAAAAAGGCTAGAGGTTTTGTGCCTTCTGATTCTCCTATGTCTGGTTGGGCTGGTCGCTCATTCTCCGAGGCTAAGTTTCCTATTTATAACGCTGGCACTATTCGTTCTGGCATTGGCTTTACTACCAAGCAAGGCAGAACTACTAAGTCTGGTTTTACTTCTAATGCCACAATCTTTAATAAGTCTGTTGCCGGTGCAATCTATGAAACAGTAGGTAGAGCCAATAATGGACAAGGGCAACCTTGGGTCGGCCCTAAAGCAGGTGGTACTTCTAAGAAAGTAAGCCGATCTAATAACCCTAATGCTGGAACTAAGTTCATCGAGAATCTTCCACCATTGACCAGCAGCTTAAAGGGTCGAGGTCGCTTGATCCTCAAAGCGTGGGCGCAAGATCAGGGCAAGGCTTATGGCGCAGCGATCAAAGCAATCGACAAAGCAGAGCGCAAGTTTTATGACAGATCTAAAACTACTACTTTTAGTAAGGCTGCATAATGGCTATAGATATTAACATTGGCTCGAAACTCGATGGCAAAGGTTTTAAGCAAGCCGACACAGCGATTACTAAACTAAACAAAAGCACTAAGAGTCTTACTCGAAATCTTGGCTTGGCACTTGGTACAGCTGCAATTATCTCTTTTGGTAAAGCATCCGTTAAGGCTTTTGCAGAAGATGACAAAGCAGCCAGAGCATTAGGTCAGACTCTTAAAAATCTAGGACTTGCTTACGGCTCAAATGCAGCCACAGTTAATGGCTTTATCTCTCGCCTAGAATTACAGACTGGCGTGCTTGATGATGAACTTCGTCCAGCCATGGATCGCTTATTGCGTGCTACAGGCGATGTCACTAAGTCTCAGGAATTGTTAGGACTTGCCTTAGATATTGCAGCGGGCACAGGTAAGAGCTTGACTCAAGTGAGCCAATCGCTCCAGAAAGCATATCTGGGGCAAACTCAGGCATTAGGTCGCTTGGGTGTAGGACTTACAAAGGCAGAGCTTACATCCTCATCATTCGAGGAGATCCAAGCGCGCTTATCGACACTCTTTGCAGGTCAGGCTACAGAAGCAGCTGATACCTATGCAGGTTCATTGGCTAGATTAAGTGTTGCAGGAAATAACGCCAAGGAAACTATTGGCAAGGGTCTAGTCGATGCTTTTGTGACTGCATCTAACTCATCTTCCATTGATGACTTAATCAGTAAGATCGATCGAGCAGCTGAATCAATTGCTGGCTTCCTTCGTGAAACTGGAAAGTTTATTCAGATCACCAAAGACATCTTTAAGTTCGAGTTATTCGCACCATCTGGCGGTTTATTCGGTGATGGCAAGGGCTTTGGCAACATCTCAATGACTGTATCCTCACAGGATACCCAGCGTGCAGATGCAATTGCTAAAAAGAATGCAGCTGCATTGGCTAGACTTACAGGAGTTCAAGCCGCTAATCAGGCAAAGATTCTCAAAGATAAGCGACTACAAGCAGCAATCGATAAGGCTAACCTTGCTCTCAACAAAGGCAGCGAAATCTTTGATATGGACAAGATCCAGATTGCAGCAGCTCTTACATCGCAGGCTGAGCAACTAGGCAAGGCAACCAGTCAATCACAGATTCTTCAGATTGCCAATGACACAGCACGCCTTAATGTAAAGCGTTCAATCCTTGACCTAGAAGATGCTATTGCTGCTAAGGATGAAGCAGCCATCATCGCTGCAACCAATAAACTCAATGCAGACCTCAAAGTCCTTGGGGCATTGAGTATGCAGAATGTAAAGCTCGCAGATATCAAGTCTATTCTTGATAGCCTAAAACCTGTTGATTTAATCAATCAAAGTAACTTAGACAAAGCATTAGCCAGCATCCAAGAGATGCTTAAACTTCTTGCACAAGCCAATACACAGGCTAAAGCAGCAATACCTACCAGTGCATCTTTAGGTTCTGGAATCCCATCTGGTGATTACATTGCGCCTATTTCCACAACTGGTGGATCTATTGATGCAATTTTAGAATATGCACAAGCAGCAGCAGCTCGCGCTAATGCCTTCGCAGACTTGCTAGACATGGAGAATGCATCGGCTGCAAGTCAGATGGCTTCTACTATTGATCTAGAATCAATTGCTCGCTCATCCCTTCTCCAGGGTCTTTCAGGCGGTGCAGGTGTAGCAGGTGCTGTAAGTGGCTCACGTTATGCAGCACAAGCTGCTAATGCTTACAACATTACAATTCAGGCTGGTATCGGTGATCCAGAGGCTATCGCTAGAGCTGTGGAAGATGTCGTTCGCCAGTCATACCAGCGTGGCACAAGCGCAACAGGACTTCTTGCAGTATGACATGGCTTCCAGAATGGCGTATTACTGTAGGCACTACTGTCTATACCAATGTAACCGCTGTTAGTGTCACTACTGGTCGCATCGATATCGATCGCCAATGCCAAGCAGGTTATGCTCGGATGGATATCGTCAATTCAACCAATGCCCTCTTTGACATCGATGTTACCGATTCTCTAACTCTAGAACTCAAAGATAGCGGTGGCACATATGTGCCTGTATTTGGTGGCACAGTTTCAGACTTTACGACATCCGTCAGAAGTCCAGAGGAAACAGGCTTTGTCACTATTGGCACAATCCTTGCAGTCGGCGCATTGGCTAAACTGCCTAAAGCCATTTACACAGCTGCTGTTGCTCATGACCTTGATGGCGTTCAGATCTCAACTATTCTTTCGGATCTTCTTGTCAATCAATGGCAAGAAGTAGCACCTACTCTTACATGGGCTGCTTATGATCCAACTACTACATGGGCTAATGCCGAGAATGTTGGACTTGGTGAGATCGATACTGGTCTATATCAAATGGATAACCTTAGCGCAGCTGATCGCAATACACAGACTTTAGTCCAGCAGATAGCAGACAGCGCACTAGGTACGCTCTACGAGGATAAGCAGGGGCGAGTGTCATATGCAGATGCGGATCATAGAAGCACTTATCTAGCAGCTAATGGCTCAACTGAGTTAGACGGCAATTACGCTTCTCCAGCCAGCGTTAAGTCAATCCTACAGATTGGTAAGATTCGCAACAGTGAGATAGTGCGCTATGGCAACGACTATGGCAGTACATACTCAGCCACAGATGATCCATCGATTGCTACTTATGGACGCTATCAGAGATCCTTCGACTCTAATATCCGCTATCTGGCAGACATCACAGACATTGTCAGTCGCGATCTAGCCCTACGCGCTACACCTAGAACTCAGCTCGATCAGATCACTTTCAGACTTGACAATCCTCTTATGCCAGATGTCCTTAGAGATGACCTTATAAACCTTTTCTTTGGCGAGCCAGTAGTTATTACTAACCTGCCCTTTAACATGTTCGAGGGCTACTTCTCAGGCTTTGTAGAGGGCATCTCTATGAGAGCCACTCCAACCTTTGTGGACATCACTATCTATGTCTCACCTACAGATTTCTCACTTATTGCCCCAACATGGGAAACAGTAATTCCAACTAACACCATCTGGAGTGGCGTAAATGGTACACTACAATGGTCTAAAGCGATCGGAGCTCTAACCTAATGGCAACAACAACCCCTAACTTCGGCTGGCCTGTACCGACCAGTACCGACCTAGTCAAGAATGGCGCAACCGCCATCGAGGGTCTAGGCGATGCAATCGATGCTTCACTGCTTGATCTCAAAGGTGGCACTACTGGTCAAGTGCTTACAAAGGCATCTGGAACAGACATGGACTTCTCATGGACTGCTGTAGATCCTTTAGTTATTCTCGATGCTAAAGGCGATCTCATCACAGCAACAGCTGCTGACACACCTGCTCGCTTGGCAGTAGGAACAAACAATCAAGTCCTCACAGCAGATTCAAGCACATCAACAGGCTTAAAGTGGGCTACACCTGCCACAAGCACAAGCGGTATGACATTAATTAGCCGACAAACAGCATCAAATGTCGCTTCACTTTCAATGGACTCTGTATTTTCATCTACATACAAGAGCTATGTAATTTTCATTGAAAAGTTTTACGCTGCAACCGCAGCAGATGATCTTCTTTTTAACATACGATATGGAACGACTGATCAGACAACGGCATATTATGGCGCATCAGGTGCAATAAAAAATGATGGCAGTGCTTTAACAAATACGGGTACAAATAATGGCTCGGCTTTTATTTTGACAACAGATAGTGCATCAAGTGCTTCTAACTTTGTAATCAATCTCAATCAAGTGGGTCAAGGTTCTGGCCCATTACCAGCATGGCATGGAACAGGTTTCCGTCAGGAACAAGGTAATGCCGCGATATTTTTTGGTGGGCTTGTTTATGCTGCACAAGCTTATACTGGTATTAAGTTTAAGTCATCATCATCAAACATCACAATCGATGTTGCAATTTACGGATTGGCGGCAAGCTAATGGCAGACCTAATCAAGATTTATGATCACGCAACTGGTGAAGAAATTGAGCGCGAAATGACCGCAGAAGAACAAGCGATCCGCGATAAAGAAGTCAGCGACCATCTTGCAGCAAAGGCAATTAAAGATGCTGAAAAAGCTGCCCAAGAATCTGCTAAGGCAGATCTTTTGGCTAAGTTAGGTATCACCGCAGAAGAAGCCAAACTTCTACTTGGATGAAACCAAGACTTTCTAAGGCTGCTATTCAATTACGAGAGCAGATCGATGACTCGTTCCCAGATCGTGACCGGACATCGGATGGTTGGATCGGTGATACCCGACATGCTCATCGTGTATCAGATCATAACCCTGATGCTAATGGCTGGGTTCGTGCCATCGATGTCGATCGTGATCTCTTTAAGGGGTCAAAGCCAGACATCATGCCAGATCTTGCAGATCAGCTTCGTGTCGCTTGCAAGTCTAAATCAGAAAAGCGTATTAGTTACATCATTTTTGATGGACGGATCTGCTCCAAAGTCCTTAACTGGCGTTGGAGAAAGTACACAGGGGCTAACAAACACACTAAGCACTGCCATGTTAGTTTTAAGAAAGAAGCTGACAATGATGGGGCTTTTTATCAAGTATCTATGTTAGGCGGAGAATGATGAAAAACATGAAGAACCCTGCAATCCTTGCTGCTGGAGCATTCCTAGCTGCTTGGGCTTCAAGCAATTTTGACCTTGATTACCGAGCAATCCTTTGGGCTGTGCTGTCTGGTGTATTCGGTTATGCGAGCCCTAAAAAGTGACACAATCGGACTTCTTCACATTCTACCTAGCAACGCTTGGAGTAATCGGTGGGCTTGCAGGTTATGTAATCACTCATCTGCTATCTGAGATCAAGCGACTCAATCAGCGTGTCGATGAGATCTATAACATACTTCTAGAGCGATAATTTTGCCATGGCAAGAAAAGAGACAAAGGCTCTAGAGGAGCAAGGCTACTCAAAGCTCGATGCTTATTGCATTGGATTGCATGAGTATTACAAGTCTTTACGCAAAGCGGGATTCTCAGAGGGCATCACTTTATTCATGATTACAGATGTGCCATCTTATCCGCGTTGGATCTTGCCTGATCCAGTCGAACCAGAGAAGTTCGGCGATTACGAAGATGAGGATGATGACTAAACGCAGATACCTGGTGATCTCGGATTTACAAATCCCCTATCATCATGAGCAAGCAGTTAAGAATCTTATCAAGTTAGTAAAGCGCGAGAAGTTCGATTTAGTTCTCAACACCGGTGATGAGCTCGATATGCAGAGCCAATCAAAGTGGGCTAAAGGCACACACCTAGAGTATGAGGGGCAGTTAGATGCAGACAGAAGTCTGGCTCAAAACATCCTCTGGGATCTCGGAACGACTGACATCACTAGATCCAACCACACAGATCGTCTATACCACACTCTCGTTAGAGGAGCTCCTAGCCTCATCGGACTTCCAGAACTCGACTACTCCAACTTTATGGGCTTCAATGAGCTGGGGATACGCTTTCACAAAAAGCCCTTTGAGTTTCACAGAGGCTGGGTCTTAGTCCATGGCGATGAAGGATCGATGAACTGCAATGCTGGACTTACAGCTCTTGGGCTGGCTAAGAAGTTCGGCAAGTCTGTAGTCTGTGGACACACCCACAGGGCTGGCATCAGTGCCTTCACAGAGGGCATAGGAAGCCAATACAGGACTTTGTGGGGCGTAGAGGCAGGAAATGTTATGGATAAGAAGAAAGCCTCTTATCTCAAGGCTGGCAGTGCTAATTGGCAGATGTCTGTGGCAGTCATAGAAACCCATGGAAACCATGTGAGCCCTATGCTAATTCCCATCAACAAGGATGGATCTTTCACGCTTTACGGCAAGTTATACGCCTAGATCGTTATCAATTCGTTACCTAAATATACTGGATTCGTCTGACATTTATGTCACACTAACTCTGTAGCCAATCAAGGGCATTGGCACAGATAGGAAAAACAATGAGCTTTGAGATGCCAATCATCGTATTGCTTTTAGCAGCTAATGCATTATGGTATTTAGTAGGCTGGGCTAAGGGCTTCAACGAGGGCAAGCGTGAGGGTCTAGTGGTTGCTAAATCATTTCAGCGAGTGACAACAGATGCGCGCTAATGAGATCCTCTTATCAGCAACCGACACTATCCGCGAGCGTGGGCTTTCATATGGTCACCCTCAAGATAACTTGCGACACACAGCAATGCTCATCTCAGCATACTTACAGACACCGATACATGACTATCAAGTCGCAGGGATCATGGTGCTTGTTAAACTTGCTAGGACTAATCAGTCAGCCCAACACATCGACAACTGGGTCGATCTCTGCAGCTATGGCGCACTCGCAGGGCAACTAGCCACAGAGGAGAACGATCTATATGTTTAATCTAGCCGATTACGAGACAGTTGAGGTGCGACTTGAAAGGTTTATTAAGGACTATCCAGATTTCCGTATTGCAACAGAGCTGGAAGTTGTCGAGAAGGATCGATACATTGTTAAGGCTTATCTTTACAAAGGGATTGGCGCAACTATCGCATGGGCAACAGGATACGCTGAGGAAAAGATTACTGACCGAGGCGTTAATGCAACTTCAGCATTGGAGAATTGTGAGACTTCGGCAATCGGCAGAGCGCTTGCAAATGCAGGTTATGCAGCTAAAGGAAAGCGCCCAAGCCGAGAGGAAATGACCAAGGTCGTAGCTTCTAAGCCAGTTAAAACACCGGTACAAGATGTCGTACAAGACGATCAGGACTATTGGACAACGCCTGTAGGTCAGTACAACAAAGTAGTCGATGCACCAGTCACATTGGAAAAGGCTATGGAGAACATCGCAGCTGTAATGGGAACAGGCGAAGCTCAAGAAGCACCATCTTGTAAGCATGGTCATATGACATGGCGTGAAGGCACTAAGAACAATAAGGCTTGGGGCGGTTACTTCTGCTCTGTAGTCAATCATCAGGGTGGCGAACCTAAGTGTCCTACTGTCTGGTATTCATTATCATCAACAGGAAAGTTCGAGCCACAGAAAGCGTGGGCATAACATGGGCTATGTAGAGTTTTACAACGAGACAACAGGCGAATGGACTAACATCGAGGATGTGCCACTGTATGACACGATCAATTGTCAGCTGTGCAATGAGCCCACAGAAGCTCATGACATTGTTGCAGAGATCAAGTTTAAGGACGATCAGCCAATTGTAGGCGCATGGCAATGCAGAAAGTGTAAAGCAGTCAATGGATAAGCAAGATCTGATTCATTTCCTATACTTAGCAGTAGCAGTATTAGCTGCATGGGGTGGATATATCATGGGTGTTGCTAGTGGCAACCCAGCATAGAAAACACAGAGGCTTCCGAACAGAACGCGTAGTCGCACAGTACCTATCGACTGTGTGGAGTGGTGCAACTGTCGGAAGGGGTAGCGGTAAGGATATAGTCAATGTTCCGTTCGATGTTGAAGTCAAAGCCCGCGCTGGATTTCAACCATTGGCTTACATTCGTCAATTGAAAGCTCGTACAGCTCTTTCGGGGGAATTGGGCTTTGGAGTGATTAGACTCAACGGACAAGGTGAAGATGCGCGTGAGTATGCCGCCATCATCCGTCTAGAAGATCTCTTACCGCTACTCCAATTAAGATATGGTCATATAACCAGCGAACCCACAGAAGCAGACATTGACCGCTGCACAGCCTGTGGGTCTTACATGATACAGAGGTGCTTAACATGCCAGCCTATGACTACCGATGCAAGCAGTGCAATCTCAGTCAAGAGATTACCCATGGATGGCACGATCGACCAGTGATTCCATGCACCTATTGCAATGAGCCGATGGTCAAAGTCATAGCAGCTGCACCAGCACACTTCAAGGGCAAGGGCTTCTACAGTACGGATAAATAGTTATCCACAGAAGTTATCCACAGGGTAACAATAAGGAGACATTATGAAACGACACACCGCTCTGACCAGCACTTATGTTAATGGATTTGACAGCGATGGTACGCTAACGGCGCAGAGCCTCTTAAAGGCTCACCGCGAGCCCCTGAGGGGCGTAGCTCGCGGGGTGCTAGTAGCTATTGGGATATCTCTGTTTCTAGTGCCTAGTGCTGGTGGCTCTAAACCAGTGCAATATGTAACCTATAAACAATTCGCATTACATCAATTAGGTTATGATTATGAGCAATATAAATGCTTATCAAAGCTCTATGGTAAAGAGAGTGCTTGGAATCCTAAAGCTCGTAATGGATCACATTATGGAATACCACAAGGAAGATCTATCTATCTATCCAAGGTTGATGGTTATAAGCAAGTACAATGGGGATTAGATTACATAGCACATCGCTATGATGCTAATACTTGCAAGGCTTATGAACACTGGAAGGCTAAGGGATGGCATTAGACAAGTTAAACACCAGACGCTATAGAGAGCAGCGCGAACGCATATTCTCTAGAGATGGTCGAGTCTGCCAGATCTGTGGAACAGACGAAGGTGAGATGCACATCGACCACATAATCCCACGCAAGGCTGGCGGAGATCACAGCATGGATAACCTTCGTGTCCTGTGCAAGGCGTGCAACCTACGCAAGGGCGCGCTTAATGATGGGGTTTTTTTATCGAGGACGGCTACCCCCCCTGTCTTTTTCAAACCTTCTCTCTCCAAGACAGTCCAAGTCGTTCCGGACTCACCCTTTTCTAAACCAGATACATTGGATTTCGATGCAGAATGATGTGGAATTAAGCCAGACTCAACGAGGGGTCGGGCTAATTGGCAGTACCACACCTAGAGTTCACACGCCTTTACTTAAAGGTAAAAGCAAAGCGGACGAGGTGGCCGATCTAGCTGAGAGGATCGGTCTACCTTTAATCCCCTGGCAAAGATTTGTACTAGATGATTTGTTATGTGTAGACGATCAGGATAACTGGCGTAAAAAGACAGCTCTAATACTGGTAGCACGTCAAAATGGTAAGACCCATTTAGCACGAATGCTTATATTGAGCCATCTATTCTTATGGGGCTCTAAGAATGTGCTGGGCATGTCTTCTAATCGAAATATGGCACTAGATACATTTAGGCAAGTTACATTTACGATAGAAGATAATCAATTTTTAAAAGACCAGGTAAGACAGATACGCCTGGCTAATGGCCAAGAATCTATAAGCCTACTTAATGGCGCAAGGTATGAAATAGCAGCCGCAACCAGAGATGCACCACGTGGTAAGACTGCCGATTTCTTATATATAGACGAATTACGTGAATGGACAGAAGAAGCCTTTACAGCTGCATTACCTGTTACACGTGCTAGGCCAAATTCAATGACTTTAATGACAAGTAACGCAGGTGATGGATTTAGCACTGTGCTTAATGATCTTAAAGAGCGCTGTTTATCATACCCGCCGGAGAGTTTAGGTTATTACGAATGGTCAGCGCCTCAACACTGCAAGATACATGATCGTAAAGCCTGGGCATTAGCAAATCCGGCACTTGGCCATTTGATTTCAGAGCAGACACTGGAAGAATCAGTCAATACAAACAGCGTAGAAGCTACACGTACTGAGATGTTATGCCAGTGGATAGATAGTGCTGTCAGCCCCTGGGTATATGGATCTATCGAAGCATGTAGTGATAGCACATTAGAAATCCCTGTCGGGCCAATGACTATAATGGCATTTGATATTGCACCGACAAGGCGATCTGGTGCGCTCGTTATGGGTCAATTAAAAGATGGCAAGATAGCAGTAGGTCTAGCCCAATTATGGTCTAGTGAAGTAGCTGTAGACGAAGTTAAAATGGCTAGTGATATTAATGAATGGGCAAAAAAGTACCACCCACATAAAATTATGTTTGACAAATACGCCACACAAACTCTAGCCACTAAATTAGAACAAAGCGGATGGCGCATAGAGGATTGTAGTGGCCAGGCGTTTTACCAGGCATGCTCAGACTTATCAGATGCTCTGGCTAACGTTAGATTAGTACATAGTGGGCAAGCGGACTTAGTACAGCACCTTAATAACTGTGCAGCTAAGACTAATGATGCTGGTTGGCGTATTATTAGGCGTAAATCGGCTGGCGATGTTACAGCTGCAATAAGCCTTGCTATGGTTGTATCTCAATTAACTAAACCACAACAAACTGCGCAAATCTTTGTGTAACTTGCACTAAATGTCCTAATTATGGTATAAAGTATACATATGGGTCTATTGTCTGCTTTGGGTATAACCAAAAAAACTGAAACTGTCCAAGCGCAATACG